TTCCATAACACATCATCAGGAATGTTCTCTTTTATAAAATCGTCTAGTTTATTCATCATGCAACTCCCATGCTTTATATATAAAGTCCCATGTTAAATCATACATGAAACAATATAACTCAACTAATTTAGTTTGAAAGTCGTGGTCGTATTCATAAGGTTTAATCTTTAGCAATCTATGGTAGTGATCATTTTTCATACCCATCAACTCATCTTCTCTTTCAAGATTGTCTAGGAATGTAAACCACATATCATCAGTAGATGAACCACCACACCATATTGTTTCGTGATCATATTCTTCTACTAAGGTGGCAACAAGTATAGGGTATACTCTATCATCTTTATAGTCATTTAGTTTTTGGTCAACCCTAACTAATATATCTTCTACTTTACTTGCCACATCTTCTCTGAATTTTTTTGCTTGTGCTTGTTGATGTAATTCTATGCTATCCATATTAATCCTCTAATCCTTTTAGGAACTCAACTGCTATTTCATATGCATTTATAATATCACCATCAGACCACAAGTCAAGTGGCTTCTCGCTACCATTGTGCATACCTCTTAACTCATCAACCACATCACTATAATCGCCGTCATACCAACCCTCTTGCCAATAGTCTAAGATAGTTTCAATCATGTCATCTTTACTAATTTTTGTCATAGTTTATTAACCCTTTCGTAACTTAATTCAATTTGTAATAAGTATGATAAACTAGAGAAACTAATATTGTCAAGGAGATATTTTGAAAGGACTTTTAAGGTGGGCATTTAAGCCACAGAATTACTACGCAGATTTAGACATGATAAGTCATCTTGAAGATGATTACTATCAGGATATATATAAACCATCAGGAGAGTTCACTAGATTTTATCTAGCCCAAGTATAGAATTAACAGGTAATTAAAGTTAGCTTTTTTCCTTGCTATCTTCCTTTTCCTGTTCCTGACTATCTAAAATTTCAGGTGGGTTTTCCTGATCTTTAATTAAAATTTCAGCACCCTCTTCCATGCTAGACCAAACTGTATTTTTAAAGTCAGAAGGGTTCATCTTCTTCGCATCTGTGCTAAGGTCTAAGTGTTCCTCTATATCTGAAAGTTTTACATTGTCAAATATATGTAGTCCTGCAAACCTTAATATTTTTAACCTCTTGTTAAAAAGTTTAGCATTCTTCCTAGTGATCTTATTTATTCCTACAAACATGGATGCCTGTTCTAAAAGTTCACGCATATTTACTTCGCTCATTTATTTTCTCCTAAGTCTATGTCTTTTAATAATTGTTCTAAAAAATCAAGTTGTTGAGTTCGTTGACCATACAACGCAGAGTATACTTTACGCTTCAGTGAAAGCCCTACTCTTTTCCCAAAGTATTCAGCTTTAGCTAATGCAATCTCTCTCAACATATATAATTCCATCTCTGATATTTTCATCGCCACAGTTTCAGTGGCTATCTTATTCATACGCATATGTTCTAAAAATGCGTTCCCAATCTTATCAATTAAATCTATTGGCACTGCCACTAAAGATAAATTTATTGGGGGTTTCATAGGATACATATGTTCCATATCTCTCCCATCAATCATCAATGTAATTGCGTCATCTATAAATAAAATTTCATGTAGTGTTAAATTAATTACACAATTTTCTACCTCACTAATCTTATAATGTTTTTCATTATCTGACATTTAGTTTAAACCTCACTCTCTGACATTTTGAACAGATGAGTTTTCTTTTAGGTGAGTCAGGATCGACTTCTACTAAACCGTAATCACACTCTGTTATTTTGAGTAGACAGAGAACTCTTTTTATAAACTTCATATTAATCCTCTGTCTATCTGTTTATTATTTATACTGATGGCGTTAGCCACATTCCTAATATTACTAAAAATATTAAAAACTTCCAAGCATCTGTTATTTGCATGAAACCTCCACAATTTCAATTTTATTAATTTACTTAGTATAATATAGTATAACATACTTTTAGTAAAAGTGAACATAATATGAAAATTAGAAAAGCTGGTGTTCCACCATTTGTAAAAACTAAATACGACATTCAGAAAGCTAGACCCATTGAAGATTATCTTTCTAATAAAGTCCCAATGCAAAGCGACAAGCTGAAGATCAGGATTATCAAAGAGGGTATCCTTGATCCTATCTGTGCTATATGTGGTTTGGCTTATTGGATGCAAGAGGATATTCCTTTAGAACTTGACCATAAAAATGGTGATCATAATGATAATAGGAAAGAGAACTTGCAGTTGATCTGTCCTAACTGCCATGCTCAAACCGATACTTATCGGGTTAAAAAAGAAGGTGCTAAATCTGCTATTGATGTTCATGGTGGTGGAAAAGACGATTAGCCTTCCTAGCCTTATTCAGGCGTAGGTGTTTCTCCTTTCACACTTACAGGAAAATTCACAGTCTCCCCTAAAAATGTTTGTAATTGTGCTACTAACTCAAGAGCAGTTACCCCATCATTTGTCCATTTAGATTGTATAGGATTACCTCTAAGATCATGTATCTGATAGTTGTATGTTAATGTAGTTACAGGTTGAACTATAATTATGTGTTCATCGTTCCTATACTCCCATATTGTTTCAAAGACCATAGTATCTTGCATTAATGTAAAGTCTGCCATTCTATTCTTCCTCTGGTATTTTAATTACTTGTTTTATTCTTTCTAAGTCATCTCTTATATCTCTAATATCTTTTATCAGAGTATAAAATATTTCAAACCCACTTGTTTTATAAGTTGGGTTATCTTGATTGTGTTCAGCTTTTTCGACAGCTTCCTTGTAGCTTTCAGCAAAGACTACTTCTTCATAGCCTGTCTCAAGCGTCACATGCCATATAGACATATTCCCTCCTAGATTAATTTCATCAATCTTATCGGCTCTGTTATTATCTTTAAAAGGCATAGCCACTATTTGTGACTGTCCTCCTAGTTTCTTTTTTACAGGACTCTTAGGTTTTGTTTCGTATCGATATCTCATCTAGCAACCAAACTCATCATATATAATGTTATCCTCTTCACAGCATCCTTCACCGCAACATTCATATTCTTCTAATTCACTGCCGCATGTAGATGTACATTCGTCTGCTTCACATTCATCCTTCTTACACATCCCCTCATCACATTGAATGTCTAACTCGCATTCGCATTCACATGTAAATTGTTCCATAGATTAAATCCTCCTGTGATATTATTATACAATACTTTAGATTAATTGGATAAGTATTTTATGAGTTTAGATACGCTACTTACTTTCTTAGCTACCTTCTTTGAATATTTAGCACGGCTTCCTACACCACCTGCCTTACGTTTCTTTCTATTAGTCGCAGCTTTCTGTCCGGGTGTTAGGCTTCTTCTCACAGATTTAGGCAAGTATCTACCACGCTTCTTCTTAGGTTTCTTTTTATCCTTTTCAGAAACGTAGTCCCAATCTTGCTCACCCCATCGCTTGAGTGACTTCTGTGACTTCTTCTCAGCCATTAGTTCCTGTAGCCTCCTCCAGCTTTCTTATATCGTTGTGCAAGTAGTTGTGCTTTCCTAGCAGACCATTGTCCGGGAGCACCGCCTTTAGAACCAGCTTTGATTGAAGAGAACATTCGTTTCCTCATGCTTGGCTTAGTATAGTTCCCTGCTTTATTTACAGTAGACTTCTTTTTCTTTTTTCGCTTTTTAGCTTTTTCAATTATTTGATTAAATATTATTTCTGCGTAATCCATTTTATCCTACCATTTAGATTTGTCTGCCCAGTAAGCTGCTGACATCTTACCACGCTTTATGTTTTTTCTATGTCGTGCTTTAAATGACTTTCGTTTCTTTTTCATCTTTGCAGACTCACCCTTCTTTGGATCACCTGCAGTCTTAGCACCTTGTTCTCCGTAACGTATAGTCTTTATTTTATTACCTTCTTTAGCCACAACTATGTGAGACTTCTTAGGATGTTTAGGAGTTCTCTTTGGTTTATTGTAGCCATCTACTCCAGCTCTTTCAAGACGAGGATCTTTCTTCCTACCGCCTTTTTTTTTCGCTTTACTAATTTCAACTATAGCTTCCTTTACTATCTGTTGCACTGGCTTAGCAGTCTGTAAACTTGATTTAATTCCTGACATGCTTGTTATAGGTCTTTCAAATTGATACTTTTGACCATCTACATCAGCCCCAATTATTCTTGATGGTGCTCCTTGTTCCTTTACTTTCCTATCATATTCAGGACTAGTATCGTAGATCGGATCTATGTACGATGGTTTAAGAGTGTCTACACCTCTCCTACCCAGCTCTCTGTCAGTCAAGCCGTCACCTATCTGTTGATTGTTAGGAGATGGTTGTTGCCCTTGCTGTTGTACCTTTGCTTGAAAGTCAGCTATCTCTGTAGATAAAGAACCATACGTATCTTGAATCCCCTGCCCTATTTTTGCCATTTGATCATTTATACCATTTTGTAAATCCTGTCCAAACTTCTGCATCTCATCCATAGCTGCTTTTTCATCCGGATCATCTGTTCCTTGGCTTAGTAAATATGCCCCACCTAAAGGTGCCGCAAACAAAGCTGCTTGTTTTTTACTGAAACCTTTCTTAGCTGTTTTCTCTAAAGTTTCTTTTGTGACATCTTTCGCGTTTTTCTTACCAAATAGTTTTCCTACGAACTTAGCTAGCTTAGGGGCTATTTTTAAAAAAGCAAATGGAGCAGCTGTCCTAACTGCTGTAGACCCCGTGACAGCGGCTATTGCAGGTATGATGGGAGCCACCTTCTCCAGATGTTCGCCCCCGCCTTGTGGGGCTCTAACTAAAAAATCTTGAAAGACTTCTTTGGACTTGACCAGATCACGATCTTCTTTTTCATCGTACATGACATGAGTAATTGAAGCTTCTAAGTTGTGCAGTGAGTCAGCTATCTTATTCTGAATCCATCCCGGTAGTTGATCTTCATCTTCTAATATATCGTGCATCATAGATGCTAAGTCAGATACTCTATCTAATTGTACTTTAGCCATAGCACCTTCATCTTCAGCTTTCTGCAACCATGCTTGATATTTCTGCATGTTCTTTAACGTAGGAGGTGCAGGCGTTCTCTGAAGATCTGCTTGCTTCCTACTATCATATCTACCTTTAGGATCATCCTGTTTTCGGTCTTGTGGTTTTGGTGATGTTGGTGTCGGTGCTTGTCGTTGATCCATCACTTTAGGGTTTATTCTTGCTCTCTCACCAAACTCACCCGCCTGTCGTGCTTCTTCCCTTGACCTGTATGGTTGTGATGGGGTTTGATCTTTTATTTGTGGTCTTCTCCCACTTGGTCTCCTTGAAGTACCCGGTGCAAATCCACCATAGTCAAAGCCGTCTTGTTTCTGCATGTTCTTTAAATAAGGTGAGTTCTTTGGTTGTGCTGCAGGATTATCTCTAGCGATTCTAGCTTGAGCTTCTGCAAGTGTTGGTCCCGGTGCAGTACCTTGCGTCTTAACTGGAGTGCCAGCATCAGTCACTGATCTTATTTCAAATGCTTTAGGATCTTTAGATGGGTTGTAACTAATAGTATCTCCTGCTTTAACACCTTTGTACTGTTCAGGTTTTACTTGTATTTGATATGGGTTTGTCCCAGAGCCACTCACAGTTCCAAATAATTTGCCATCTCTTTCTTGAATATTACTAATTTGTCTAGCACCTACGCCACCAAACTTTCCACCCGGTGGTGTTACTTGATCTAATTCCTGCCCCGGACCCGGAACAAATTGTTGTACTTCACCCCTTCGGGTTGGACCACTTGCTCCCGGTTCAAATCTTCTAGGCATACCTATGGCATCAGTCTCTCTCTTAGGATCGTAATCGATAGGCTCCATGGACTGGTCTTTGGTTGCACCTTTACCCGTCTTATACTTACCAGCTACAAGCCCACCCGGTTGAGATATTAGTGGAACTCCTGCAGGATCTTTTGCTTGTAGGTCTACTTCAAATACTTTGCCTAATTCTTTTCCTTCTTTTGAACTAGCCATGCCTGTTAAGGTGTTTTCTGTGGTCTCTTTTATTGTATTTGCAGCACCAGTTAATAATTTATTTTTCTGAGCACTGGAAAGTTTATTATAATTACCTATTCCACCAGCCGCATTTACCGCTGCGAATAAAGTGTCTTCAGTTAAAGTCCCATCGTAGCCTGCCTGATTGGCAAATTTATCTAGATTCTGACCTCTAGCGTTATATATCTTTCCCTTTGTAGCACCGTCACTTAACAGTCCGGAAAAGCCATCTCGAAGTATTTCTGCAAAGTTCAAAGGATTCCATATGCTTTGGGAGTCAAGAGGTCCAACTGCGTATTTAGAGTCAGTTCCAAGTATAGGTTTGTTAAAATCACCTTTCTTTCCTGACCCTGCTTGTACAGAAGAATAGTAAGCATTTTTAAATGAATCCTTAATATCTTTACCTATGGCTGCAAAATTTTGTTTTAGTCCACCAAGAGCTCGATCAATATCTTCATCGGAAACTCTTCCTTCCTGTTCTTCAGGTTGCTTAGAAATAAACACTTCTTGCACAGCTTCCTTGACAATAGATTGCACATCAGACTTCATGAGGGAATCTTTTGGTGTGAATCCTAGATCTTCACCAGCTTGGTTAACAACTTTAGATGGGTATGGATTCTCGTCATCGTAACTCACGGGTGCATAACGCATGAACGCAGCGTCTACTTCTTTAGGGAAACCTAATTCTTCTAGATGCCTTTTGTGTTCAGCTCTTCTGCCTTCTTCATTATTAATGACTTTCGCCTGTTTTTTACCCAATCCGGGTACGATGGATTCTCTTTTCGCCATGATTATCCTCTGTAAGTTTCTGCCATTCCACCTGTAGCTCTCTTAGGCTTTTGACTAAACTGTCTACTCTTAGGAATAGCTCTACCACCCTTACTTCTTCTTTCAGTAGTTTCATTGAATGTAGTAGCACCTCTACCTAAGTCAGATTGTTTAAACTGTCTACTCTTAGGAATAGATCTGCCCTGTTTGCCTCTTGCTTTTTCTAATGCAAGACCTGCAGCTTTAATTATAGCAGCTTGTATGTTCTTCCTAGGTCTAGGAGCAGTCTTTCTTTTAGCAGCTGGTGCTGGCTCTTTATTTACTTTAGCTTTATCTATATTTTTCATGGAGCCTGCTCCACTTACAACTGGTTGCTGCATACCTACGCCCATGTTAGCTGGTTTAGTTGCAGATGTAGTCATAGGAGGTGCTTGCTTTGTAACCCAAGTTTCTTTTTGTACATCCCACACCTTACCTTTATTTAAAAATTCAGATACTACTTCTTTAACGATAGCATTTTCTTCAAAACTAGTTCCACCCGGAACAAGATCTTTCGGATTCAAACCTGCTTTTTTACCCGGACCTCTTGACATATCAAAGTCTCTTCCACCCGGTGGTGCTGATGCTGGATCCATTGTTCTAGTTGAAGTTCCTGTCGTTCCTCCGCCAATGTTTTGACGTTTAACCGCATCTGATTGTGTTAATGGGCTTGATGTGCCTGCACCCATACCTTCACCTGCACCTGTTTCTTTTGCAGGCGGTGTAAATACTTCAGGTCTTCTGTTCAGTGATGAACTAGATGGACCTTGTTGTGATTGTGTTCTAAGCACTTGCTGCTTAACTTCACCGCTTCTTCTGAGTGGAGTAGCACTTCTACCCTCTTCCTCATGAGCATCTTTACGGAGTTCTAGTATAGCTTGTTTAATCATTGCTGTGTATGTTGGTTTCTTATTACTCACTTGTAAAAGCCCTCCCATTTCCTTGTTTTTACCTTTACTATCTATGTTAGGTAAGTTTTCGCCTTTGGGTTTTTCCTCTCCGTAAACAACAGGGGCTCCACCCGTACTTTGTTCTAATATTTTTTTTCTTAGACCTTCAGAAACTATTTCAATTCTTACGTCTGGATATACATCTTTCTTCATATTATATTATACTAACTCCTTCATCTTATTTAAAAATAATTGTTTAGTTATTAAAGGTGGTGGGTTCTTCCTTCTTCCCTCAACCTCTTGTGCTTTTAGTGAAAGTTCTTGTGTTATTCCCCCAGCTCTAGTAGATCTACTTAAAGTAGGTGATTTTTTTCCTTGTTTAAAGTAAACACCTTTTTGACCTTTTTCATCATAAGTTCTACCAGCAGTAAACTCTTTGCCGGTTTGAGGATTGTATTCACTCCTACTAAGTTCATCACGTCCAACATATGGTGTGGCGGCATCTCTAAATCTACCACCTTCAACTTTATCAGTCCTAGTTCTGAACTTCATTCCCCCTTTATCTTCACTGCCAAACTCTGTAAGCCGTGTTTCTCTTTCAGCTTTTTTAAGACTTCTTTTAATTTCCTCTGCAATCTTGTCCCTTCTTTTATCGCCGGGACTACCGTCAGTAAATTTTTTGTAGCCTTCTTTTTTAGCTTGTGCAGTTGCGATAGCTATTGCTCTAGATTTATCAGAGTCATCTTCTTTAACGATCCACTTCATAAATAGATCTTTATAGGACGGGACTTCACCTTTAGTTAGAACAATTATATTTTGTTCGGGAGCGGGATCGTGAGACTTAGTTAAACAACTGCCGTCTACACATGACCCTTCCGCTTTGTCACCTTTAAGCAATTCAAAATGAGCGTTTTGATTTACTCCCTTTTCACATATTGTTACTTCTGCTAGCTCCATGTCATCTACTTGTAGTATGGTGCTACCATCAGACTTATTTATTTGTTTACTTTGAGTGGCACTACCAGCGATTGAATATGATTTCATACCACCTTTTTCAATCTGCTCCCTTACTCTACCTGATATCTTTGTATCATCTCTAAGTTCTGCTATAAAAAATAGCCCCTTATCATCTACACCACTCTTGAATATGTTACCAGATTTACTTATATATGCTGGAAGTGCGTGTCCTACTTGAACATCAGAGTGCATAACCATTACGTTCCTGCCCCTAAAGTTCTTCATGTACTTCTTGAATGCCTTTTTAAGAGCGTCTGTTGTGATCAGATGTCCCTCTCTATCAACAACTTCTACTGATGCGGGACCTCCAACAATCATCATATCGTAGTCACCCTCGTCATTTTTTAAGGCATCACAAGCTTCTGTATATTCAACATCACTAGGAAAGGCTCTGTGTAAAGTAATTTTCTCTGCAGGAGATGCTAGTCCAGCTACGAACAGACGCTTGTATTCATCTATTGCATCAGCAATATCATCAAGCGTAGTCCTACCAGCTTGTGCTTTTTCAAGAGAAATAATAGTCTCGTCCTCAGACGAAAGCCAGCTTTTATATTCTGTATTACTAGCCATAGTAACCATTGTTTCTCCTATCCTACAGGGGCTGCAACTCCCCAAATCACACCTTCGAAAGTTGTACTAGCCCCATTAGCTATTACAGAAATGTTCTTTCTGAAGTCTAATGGATGCTGACTTTCAAAGAAATTGTGCTCTGTGGTATCGTTACCAGTTAATTTAATAGCGGCTGTGCTTGCTTCTGCAACAGCATCAAACGCTACATATAATTCTTGTGATGCGTGTGTATTTCTAATTACTATTCCTCTGATCGCACCTATTGGAGATAGATGTCTTGACCTTGATAGGTCTGTAGTGCCTTCCCATTGGTATGTATTACCTCCAGCAAGGTTACCATCTATGTAGTCAATAACTTTTGTGTTTATTCTTTTATCATACATCAACGCATCCCACAACATATTAATATTGTGTTGTGTGTTTGAACAGAACTTAATTTTATATGTTGCTCCACCCGTTGGAAGTTTGTAATGCACTGATACTCTTTGGTAAGATGTAGTCAAACTTACTGCTTCACCAGTGGCTAATACAGTATCATCAGAGTCTAAAATTTGTATTACTGCATCTCCTGATGCTGATGCCCCTCTTACCATTCCTTGTGCACATAAATATGAATCTGCACTTCTTGATGTGCCTCCAGCTAAAGTGTCTGTAGTAACAGTAAATCCTTCTTTAGCTGCTGAGTTAGCTGGGTTACATGTAAGCTCTGCTGACCCTAAGAAGGGTGCTCCTGTTGTTCTTGATATAGCTGACCCTGCTGCTGTAAATTCTGATATACTTGCATTCTCTATTGAAGGGTTTAAAATTCTATTTATGCCGGGACTACCACTATAAGGTAATTCTAAGTTTGCTGTAGTAGCTCCTTGGTCTATATCGTAATATGCACTTGAAAATACATTTATTATATCTGCAGCTGCTGTTCCGACTGAACCACTAAAAGGGACGTATCTGTCCCATGGTTGTACAGCGGTTCTTGTACTTGGATCTGATTGCCACGTTTCAAAAGATGCTGAGTCTTGATAATCGTTTGTTATTGACATGTATTTGTTCTCCTAATTATATATTCCTCTACGAAGCTGTCCAGAAAATTGCTTAAAGACAGCTTTATCGTAGATTTATTTTTGCGGACATTTTACGCTTTTCCGTAAGCAATAACTCTTATTCCAATACCACTAGCATCTCCTGTGTCACCAAGTTCGTCCAATGCGGCACCGTCTGCACCTGCTTCATAAATTTCTAACTTCTCGTTAGTGTAGTCATATTGTACTACAAAACCGTCAGATTTTTGTGAAATAAGTATAATGTACAGTTCCTCGAATCCTAGCTGTGTTGCAGTTAAAGATTCACCACCTGTTGGATATGAGTCATCAAAAGTAATGTCTTTAATAACATACTTTATGTTGCCGGGAACTCCAGTTACGTCAGGGGCTGAACCGGGCTTTGTTATTGTTAACGCCATATTTTTATTTCCTCCTTATAGATATGGGGATGAGTAAGTTCCCATCCCCATATATTATAAGACTATGAGTTTAAGTCTAAAATCGCACCTTGTACGTCAAACCTGTAGCTTCTGAACTCTGCCATTGTGTATAGCAAACCTCTGACTACAAGTGCGTCAGCTGCGAAGTAATCTCTGTTCTCAATATACTGAGTAGGTTGAGCGACAGCGATTTCTAGGTAATCTGTATCCAAAACATAGACGTTTGAACCTAGTTTTGAACCACCTGAAGCAGCCTCTGATTTAGTAGTGTCTGCGTCTGGTAGAATTGGAATACCTTGGTAAGTTGCGAGAACTAGTCCAGTTCTTGTACCCGGGAAGGTCTTTTCAGATCCTACTCCCACTTGGTACTCTTCCTGTCCCATGTATCTCTGTTGTGAATTAAGTAATCTTTCTAACTTAAAGTATTGGTCGTGACCCATAAGAATTAACTTAGGTTCTCCACCATTTGTCCTGA